GTAGTATTTACGCTTTAAGTACGCTGTATAGAACTTCACCTTTCTTTGGTTCAATTCTACTTTGTCCATCTCTACGTTCTCTTCCTCTACCTGATCTTCAACTGCTTTTACTTCACCGTTGTATTCAGTTAAAACACCTTCGTACACCTCTAACTCCAAACCTGCTTCAGTTGTGTACTTTCCGTTTTCTAATTCGGTAGGCAATCCTTCATCATCAATCTTAAATACTGTGCTGCCTGCTGTCATATTCTCGTCTTCAGTAGCAATAGTAAAGCCTTGTGATAGGGTTACTTCCTGATAAAATTTGCGCTTAACAGCAAACCACAACTTTTTAAATACTTTCTTCATAGATAGCGACTGACTCATTTCTTCTACTTTATCTGAAAAGTAACCTTCAATACTTAAACCACGAAGTTTGCCTTCCTTAATCTCAGTCCACACTTCATCGTTAGCAACCTGTAGCTTTACCATCCATGTTCCTTCAGGTACTGCAAAACCGTAAACCTTGCTTTTGTCAAGTTCAGGGTCTTCTACTATCCAACTCTCTACTACGCTTACATCATCTACTTTTTCGAGATGCTCCTTTGTGTGATCGTTTGTGCGGTTTTGCTTTAGAAATAACTCACTAGCTAATTTGACTGTTTCCTTGCTGAAGTACACATCGTATTCTTCATCCGTATTTTCGTCAATCCTAGGTATGTGTTTGTCAGGAATTAAAGCCGCACCTACTACTGTACGTTGGTCTTCGTCTACAGCAGCTAAACTCATGGCGCGTGTGTTGCCGTCCTTGCTAAAGAAAACGAAATTCTCTTCGATCGCAGGAAACTTTACAAGGCTAATTGCCTCTACTCCCCATGCAGTAGAATCTTCTTCAATAAGTAGTTCAACAAGTTTACGCTCCATATCTCTGTTGTTTATAGGTAAGTAATTTCTGCGTCTGGCTCTTGATTTTCCAAGTCATCCATAACTTCAAATAGAAAGTCTTCTTCGTCGAAATCTAGATTACCTGTTACCTCAACCATTCTTCGCATATCACCACTATCTGCATCTGCATAACCGTAGTCATCTATGTAAATATCTAGATCACCTTCGCCTGCACCTCGTGAGTCTAGGTAGTCATGTACTTCGTCAAACGATAAACCTTTGATTGATATAAGCATATCCCTGTTGTTTATACTATTAACGCAATGTTTTCAATTGCCTCACAATCAGACATGATTTCAAGCAAATCGTCACGTAAAAAATCATAACTCTCTGCCCATACATTACCGACCAATTCTCTTCCTGTGCAATCATTATAAATAATTACTTCGTACTCCATTGAAATTCCTCCACGATCACGTTCAAAAGGAATGTCTTGCGTCCTAACATCGTAATCATCTAAAAAGTCTTGTGTAGTGTATGCCATATCTATGTTGTTTAGAACAAGGTGATCACGATAGTTTCTTGAGTATAACTTGTTATGTCATAATCTCGGAATCCCATGTCCCACACAATGTCTTTAATGTCATACTCCCATTCCATAGGATCGCCTGCACCGTTTCTGTCAATGGTTGCTTCACCGTTTCCAAAACCATTAATACCTGCGTACCTAACGCTATAACCTAGACGCTCTACTTCGTCAATAAAAACATCTAATTCTCTTTGTGTTACTTGCATATCTATGTTGTTTACAAATATTCTTCGATTATGGAAATTGCCACACTAATCGCACGGTCTTCAGCACTGCCCATTGATCCTTCAAGTACAGTATTCTGAAAATCCATCAGCAACTCATGTAGGGTATCTATTTCTTGACTATTCATATCTCTGTTGTTTAAAATGAACGGTAATAAAATCGGGCTTGCTCGTGTATGCCTTCAGTCTGTTCAATTAATTCTTCTATGCCTTCCGCTGCTTGTTCAGCTTCATATCCTGCTCCTCTATCAACTTCAGTATAGAAGTATTCCAATAAAACTTCAAGCGTAGACGTTAAATCTTGTGCTTGTTTTTTAATTAGATTCAGTTCGTAATCTGCGTTACTTTCACCTCTCATATCAATGCTGTTTAAATCGGTTCTGCAAGTAAGGCAAGAACGGATTTGTCTGCCGCTCCTTGTACCTCAAATTCAAGAGCAGGCACTACAGATGTTTCACCTGCATTTAATTTTAATGGAACTGCGCCTGCATCCTTTAGCACGTCATTTGTAATAGTTAAACGTATAGGATAAGTATATTCTACTGTGTCAAATGTTTCTGCCAATGTGATTTCAATTATATCTCCAGCCGCATAATTGTCACCAATTGCAGAAGACGTTGCTGCTGTAACTAAAAAGCCTAAGCCAATGTTTGCAGTGACTAGTGTTCCAACAATTGTTTCACCACCAACTACAAATGTTAGTTCATCACCAACTTCGTATCCTGTGCCTTGCGAAATAATATTTACATTCTGTGGAGCAAATGGAGGAGTACCAGAATTAGAAAAACGCACTACAAATCCAGTACCGCTTCCGTCTGTTGTTGGTGTGTATTCTGCTAGATCAGCACCAACATTATTACCTGTAAATGACATGGTGCTTGGAAATGTCGCGATCTTTCCATTCTGCGTTTCAGTCACTGTAGTAGTTATTTTTGCTCCCTTTCCTATACCTGAAATTGTAGTCGCTGTATACTGCGTAGCAACTTGTGCTTGTTTCAATTGTGGGCTAAATGCTGGAAATAAACTGACTACACTTGTGTTAGTAGCAGCAAAAGAAGTAATAACCGAGTTTTCAGGAAACGGTTTAATGTCTAAAGTAATTGCTCCTGCATTGTCATTGTGCAAATACAAAGGACGTGGTAACACTTGGTAACCATCAGTTTCTTGTAGTGCTGAATAATATTTATACATATAGCTATTGTTTAAAATCTCTTTTCGGCTTTGTCTACAAGGTCAAACGCATCTTCTAATAGATTTGCAATAAAAGGTCTATCAGCGTTTTGTGCCGAAACTATACCTTGGTCTAAGGCAGATAAAGCATCACTAAGATGGTTGTAAAGTTCTCTTTCCATATCTCTGTTGTTTAGAATCGGTTCAACAAGTAATCGTCAACGAAATTTTCAATTTCATTTTCCATCGCTGCTACAAAATCTTCTGAAATTTCATCAGTAGTATCAGTAATGTTCATTGTGCTGTAAATGTCTTTGTACACTCCTCTTGACGCATCGCGCAAAATGTCAGCAATGTATTGTCCTAAGTAATTTTCCATATCTCTGTTTTTTAAAAAGCCATTGCCACTTCATCTGCGTTTGAGTAGTTCTCATACACAATGTCCATAACATCTAACATTAAATGCCTACGTTGACGAATTAATCCCGTAGACATAGAATTTGCGGCATGATGAATTTCTATAATTTCTTTAATCTCATCTATATAACCATCTAAGCCTCGCACTCCGTCTTTGTCCATAAACATCAAAAGAAATAGAACAGAACCGTTATGATCATTCCAATCTGTTTTGTCCGCAATCTCATCAATAATAGCAGGTGGAAAATACTTCATATTTCTATTGTTCTTCAAACCAATCAATCAACTGATCAGCGTTTATAAATTCTACATTGCCCATCATAGGTGCATAGCTTTCTACCTCAATACCCCTGTCTGTAAAGAACACATCGTAATCATTTGAACGCATAAATACCTGCGTAAGTCCTGATACGCTGTCATATTCCATGCCTACCGATTCTAGGTAGTCTTCAAATAAATCTTGTTCTCTACGAATATTCATTAGAAGTTGTCTAGAATCCTGTCTTGTAGCTGATCCTTAACGTGTTCTGTAATTTCTCTCCAATCAATCGTTGAAGTTGCGTTACTAACCATGTCAGAAATAATGCCGTTGTTAGGCATTTCACCATCTACATAATCATAAAACCTTTCTTCTACGTCACGCTCGTTTACATCTTCAGGTTTATCACCATCTTCAAAATAACCTTCTGAAATTAAATCAATGTATTCCCAAACAGCAACAAGCCATGTTGCGTGATTTGCCCAACCGTTATAAGATAGTTCTGTTTTTTTCATGACTTTGTTCTATGTCTATAATATACATATAAAGAAGCGTAACACCAACCCGTAAAATTAAAGGGTAGTTTTAGCGGCTAACTGTTCTGATTGTATTGTCTGCCCTTCTAATTGACTTTGTACTACATAAGCCTGTACATTGCCTGCTGTTTCTAAGCGTGAAGGCAAAGGTGCTGTGCTTTGCGTGTTAAAGCCTGATCGCGTTTGACCAGTTGAACCACCACCTACGCTACCGCCTGATGTTCCTGCTTGATCTAGGATTCCCTTAATACTTGCAAAGCTACTAAGCACACCGCCAACCATAGTAGTAATAAGCACGCCTAAAGAAATAGGGTCTTTGGCTGTTTCTGATGCGCCTCTTACTGCGTTTGCCATTGCAATAGCTTGATTAAGCAAAACGTCTGCTACAGCTAATGTCTTTTGCTCTTGGCTGTTTTGTTCTGCTAACCTGCCCATTTGCTTAAACACACCGCTTACTCCTTTAGCTAGTGCCTGCCTTCCTTGAATCTCAAGGTCTATTACCTCTTGGTTTTCATCAATCTCTTTTTGATTGTATTTCTCAGCTATGGCATCTTTCTGTAGTTGGTAAGCCTCAAACGCTTCAAGCAGCAACGCATCGTTTGTGCCTGCTAACTCTTCCTGTCTTTCAAATTCAGCAAATGCCGCTTCTTCTTCTAGCTGCTTATCTGTTAAGTCTTTCTGTCGAAATTCTTCTGCAAGCTGTGCCTCCTTATCTAGTCGCTCTTTTTCTTTAGCATTCCTTCTGTCAAGTGCTTGTTGGTCTAAAGCCTCAACATCCATATCATACTGTTGCTTTAAAACTAGCAACTGAGAAAATGTTGCACCCCTAGCTTTTAGTTCTGCTTGATCTGCTTCATACTGCAACCTTCGCCTTTCCTTCTGCTGCATTATGTCATCCTCAATCATAGCCAAATACATCTCTTCCTGTATCTTGACTAACCGATCTGCTACAAATTGCGCGTCTTGCTCTCTCTTCCTAGCTGCATCATCTCGTTTCTTCTGCGCTGCTGCTTCTGCCTGTTCCTCGTTTTTATTGGCTCGTAATTGATAGCCTGCTCGTGTATTTTCTAAACGCTGAAGCTGTTCTTCTGCTTCATCAATTGCCTTTTGACCGTCTTCTTCTATGCCTTCAGGATCAAACAGCATATCACCAATGCCTGAATAGAATCCTTCTGCTAAGTTTGTTGCTTCATCTAATGCGCCAATCTTTACTAGCCCTTCGCTTATTGCATCTATAGCTACTAAGGCTGCTGCTATAGGTGCTGTAATTAAAGTCAAAATACCTGCTACTACATCGCTCGCTGTTTGTGCTGCTTCTGCTTGTTCTTTCTTTTGCTGCTTTAAAGAGTCAATCATGATTCTTTGCGCGGCTATAGCTTCATCTGTAGCTGCCATGCGCATTGATAAGATTTCTTCTTCTGTTGCTCCTTGCAATTTTAAAATATTCTCAGTAGCACTTATTGCTTCTAGCTGATCTTTTGCAGCTTGCACTAACTCTTTGTTCTCCTCAACTAGCTTGTCTGTTTCATCTGATGCGCTGTTGATTGCCGCTGATATGTCATCCCAATATCCTACGATTGCACCCAAAGCGACAACAAGTAAACCAATTCCTGTTGAAGCAATAGCACTTTTTAATCCTTTAAAGCCTTTGCTTAATCGTGAAACTGATCGTTGGGTAGATTTAAACTGTCGTAGCGTCCGACTTAAACCTCTAGGTAATAGCCCTGAAAATAAATCACCAAGCCCTGCCCAATCTTTTGTTGCCGTTCTACCCGTTTTCCCTACTCGCTTACCTGCACGATCTGCTTTTTGACTCAGATTATCTAATGATTGCGTAGCTTTTTCAGCAGCAGGTGTAACCTTATCGACTCCGATCAGGTTAAAGTTCATGTCATTACTCATCTGTTCTTCAGTATTAAGTTGATTTTCTTCAACGCGCTAACTTTTAAATCGTGTCTCCCGTACCAATGCATCCACATCTTTTTACCTTTTTGCTCTTCGTCTTGTGCTAAACGTACAGCTAAAGGCAAGCCGTACCCTATGGCGTTGATCCAGTATTTCATCAGTTAAATTCTAAGGTTTCTGTAGGGCTTACGTTTAATGTAATCTTTGTGTCAGGAGTAAGATTAAAATAAGCATCGCCACCTAGGACTACTTGAGCATCAGGTATTCTTACAACTTGAACAGTTGCGCGTATATACCAATCTTCAATAACATTTGATTTTCCTGAACATTGCAGAGAATATGTTCCTGCTGCACCTATACCACGTTGAGCAGTATTTATGCTAATTGCGCCATGCGTGCCACCGTCACTTTGATTATTTATTATCGTTGGGTTGCCTATTGTTCGTAATGTACAGCCTGTTGTTGCGCCTGTTCTAGTGTTTGCTAAAGCTGTACGCGCTGTAAAATTCGCTGCATTACCATGAGTACCACTTGTGCCCCCTACCTCTACTGTAGTTATGTCATAAGTAATATAAGTAATCGTATCATCAGGAACGTTTAAATCCATCATGCCTGACGTTGTATAAGCAGATACGCTATTTTGACTTGTTGTTCTTGCAAAAAATTCCGCTGTATACGTACCGCCTGAAATAAAATTATTATTGAACGGTGTTACTTTAATGTCGTTATATACCCCTACGTCAGCAGGATTATTTGGATAGCCTCCTGTTGGTTCAGCATCTTCGAATGAACCAATTGGATTTGTGCCCCCTCCACCATGAGAATTTCCCGTATTGTGAAAACATTTATTGTGTAAATCACTCCAAATAAAACCATTAAGTTGACAGCATTCAGGCGTAGCATCAGCAGGCAATCCTGTTTCGATGTCAATAAAATCAACTGTGCCGTCTGCATTCAGACCAAAGTCTGCTATTTCTAGTTGACAATTAGAACTAATTCTTGCATTTGGTGCGTTGATTACTTTGATCAGTTCTGCATTTGCTAATTTTTCATTATCAAGCGCAAAGTTTTTTAGACTTATTAATTTCCAATATGCGCCTTCGATATACAGTAGATCATTAAACTTTAAACTATATATGTCTGCTGCGTTTAGTGAAAACTTAGCTGTCATTAAGCGACTATCTTCTGCGTACAATTCATTTATCATACGCAACCAATACACGTCAAATAGCTGTTGTTTTGTGTACCCGTTGATTGGTGGCGTGTTCAAATTGCTTGGATAGCCATAGCCCCAATACAATGATAAAGTGCTTTCTGTAACACCGTAACTATTGTTTTGTGAGAAGTAAGGATAAACCGCGCTGTTTTGCGTGCCATATTTAAAAGTTACTCCGTTGCCTATGGACTGTAAACCATTGTAGTATGCTAACACAGGTTTACACGAAACAAATTCTTTTAAATAAATGTTGTCGGTTTCTGACCAACTCCAAAATACAGGCACAAGTACATTAGGAACTAAACTAGAAGTGTTGTTTTCTGCGTTTTGATAGATTTTCCTTAAACGCAAAGGCTGAAATATATCACTTGTTTCGCTTTCACCAGTTGCAAAATCATTGTCTTCATTGTCATACACAAATGAACCTTTTACTTTTTTCTGATGATATTGATAATACTGATTTAAAAAATCTTCTCCCTCACCATCAGAAAATTTTATTGATTTCTTTTGGTACTTAGTAGTTGGTTCAATCGTTATGCTGTCAGCGTCTACTTTGTTTGTCCAGTCCTTGCTTTCTCCCGTGTCCCACCAATTATTCCACGGCTCAACATAAATTGTGCCTACAGCATCTCGATCAGTAACCATGCGTAAGTTGAACTTTTCGAATATAGCTTTCAGCCATTTGTCAACGGTAACATCAGGAAAATTTGATGACACATCAACTATAGCTGTAGAAACACTAGAACTTTCTAAAGTAAAATACGAAACTAGATTGCCATCGTTTGTTGTAATTTGGGTTGCGTCATCAATATTACTGGTGCTGCATTCTACTTCAACTACATCACCTTGTGCAAGCTGTAAATAGGATTGACTTTGAATTACGTTAACTACCGTTGGGTCACAGGTGTTTACAAAGTTTGTACCACTATAGCTGTTTCCATTTTGAGCAAATCGAACATTGACGTTAAACGATGCTGATGAAGTATAGTTAGGCACTTCAACTAGCAACATTGTTTGTAGTAAATAGTACCCATCAAATGGGGCTGTAAATTGTCCATTAGTTGACAGTCCGTCAGGATCATAAAACGGGTTGCCTATTTCTAAGTTAAAATTTAAGGTTTGATAAATTCCCGTTAGCGATGTAGGTATATTCAACGCAGAAGTCAAGCCTGTTTTAAATCCGTATGTTGCCCTTGATTGTACCCGTTCTGTTTCTGTAGCAAGAAACATATAAATCTTTTGAAAGTCTGCGCTATCAAAAAACGTGCTGTTGTATACAAAACCTGCGTATTCAAAAATGTATTTAATTAGGTACTGTATACGTATGGCAGGCTTAAAGTTAACAGGGTCTAATCCACCTGTTCCTAAGCTATAACCATCGGAATCATACATAAAGCCTGCGCTAGTTGTGCCTGCTGACTCAGCGTTAGTTGCGCTGCTTACCCCATAATCTGCTAAGGGATATACAATAACTCCATTGCCTACGTTTCCCGTAGTTATGTCTGTTAATGACCAACTACTAATGATGTTGTCCCACGTAAGAAAATGATCTAAATCAGTATCAACTGTACCTGCCTCAGTAATAAACAACTGCTCCCAAGACAAATCTTTTATTTCTTCAAACAGTCTTGCCAACTCTTCAAATACTACTACGGTATACTCTTCTTCTGTTGCGCTCAACAGTTGCATTATACCTGACATGACCAAAACGCCATTATCGTACAGGTCAACACCAGTACGTTTTGTTGCTTTGAACGTTCCTTTTGTAACGTTGTAGTCGTAATAGAACGACATAAACTTTAGGTTCGTTCTAGTAGCAGGTAATTTAAAATTGAAACTGTATGGGACTCGACTTGCAAACGGCTTTGCTAAATCCTGAAACTGAAAATTTAACTCAATAGATATTTTAGGTGTATCTAATTGAATTTGTTCAGCACTATCGCTTTGCTCTCTAGCTATTAATTGTACCATTACCTAGTTGGGCGTAAGCGTGAAATATCTACCTGTAACTCATAAGAAGTCAAACCATCATTGACAGATGTTTTGCGTTGAAACGAACCGTCAGCTACTATGACTCGTACAGTCTTGTTCTTGTCTGCCCCTGTAGAGTTTGTGCCGTAGTTATCGCTGCCTGTCATATATACTCGTTCGCTATTCATAAGCGACATCATCAAAGGACTTAATGTAGCAGGATCACCAAACGCTGTATTTAATGTAAACGTAGTTGTCGTTATGGCGTTTGATTGTGTCTTACCTCCTTCGTAGCTGTATTTGCTATAAGCCGTTGCCCCTTGACCATTTGCATCATAGCTGTTACCTCCAATCTCCCTGTATTCTGTGCGCCTAATGTTTTGGCTTAACTCTGACTTGCCATTGAACACTAAGCTATCCAATCCACCTTTGCTGTTCCACCAGTGCAGCGTGTAAAAATCTCCTGCCTGCTGAAACTTGTTGCAGTCTAAACGCTCAAACCTATATGTGGCAGAAACTGCAAATGTCCAAGGATCGCCTTGGTTGTCTGATAAAATAATGTCATAGTGTGTCCACCCTGCATTACTTGAATGTGCAGGTGAATACGTGCCTGATTGACCATTAAAGTTTGCTGTTCCAACTCCAAGATAAAGAAGCCTTTCAGTGTCTGCTGTTACAGTGCTAGGTGTTGCACCGCCATTTGCACTTTCGTTAGTTAGTGTGTTTTGACTTAAAACCGTTGACCCATTATAATATCGAATGCTTATGTAATTCGCGTCAGAATCTGTAGTGTTGATAAAAGCTAGTGTTGCCCAAGTCGTTTTGCCTGTGTCATACACCACGTAATTTTTGTACACCCCTCCCACTAAAGGTGTGTCAGAAAGAAACAAGGCGTTTGAATCATCAGGTATGTATGAATCGCTGTCTGTCGTTTCAATGACCGTTGACGTAGGCAGGGTAAAATTGCCTGATACCAACTGTACTGTTTGATCTGAATCTTGTTCAAGCGTTAGCGTAGGCTGTAAATTTGCGGCTGCTGCTGAGTAATAGCCAAAGCGCATTGTTACAGTCTTGAAGGCATTTGTGTTTGTACTCAGTAAATTGCTTGCTGATTGACCTAAAAACCATTTGTCTTCATCGGGCTTTACACTTTGAGCAGCGACGATTCGTGGATTAAAAACCGCACAGCTTGCGTTGTTTGGTAGTTGTGATAAAGTAGCTTGGGTAGTTAAGTCAACAATTACTCTACACGCATATCTGTATTTAGGCAGTCCTGTGTTTGAGTCATCTTCAACTACATAGATTAGTTCGTCATACGAACCGCGTAAACCTATGCTTGTTTGTCTTACGTGATATGCCATTACCCTAAATTAATTGTGACTGTATACTCTTTGCCAAAGTTGCTGTTGTAGAATATCTGCAAGTCTTTGGTTAACGCTGTGCCTAGTTTTCGCTGTGCTTGTTTTTCTGCATGGTCAAATGCTAGTGCATAATAACCTGTAGGCTTAATGCCTGTCAAGTAAACGCTTCTTGCTATCCTTTGCGACATAGCATCGTAACTTAAAAACCTCCCTTTCTTATCTCTCCACGACTGATTGCTTATGCCTCGATCTGTTATCCATTTTCTAATCGCAGGCTTTAACGCTCCCTTCTGACCTGTCCCACTTCCAAATTGATATTCGCTGTCGGGTGCTTTCACAGAAGACGCTGCACCTTTTACTCCTTGCTCTACAAAATCCCAATAAGGGACATCAGCACCAAATGACATGGTTAAGCCTGTAGCAGTTTCCGACAGTTCAAACCCTAGTGACTCAGACAAAGCACCCGTAACCACTTTGTCCTTTTCTACTAGAATGCTTTGTGCCTCCGACACAACATAGCCTCCCAAGTCTTTGATCGCTTTCAAAAACTTAGGCATCTTTAGCAAGTACCTGTTTTGCCCTACGTTAATTTCTACTTCTAACTTAGTCATAAGGAGCAATGCAGAGGTTCAATGGTGTGGGTAGCTTAATCTCAAACTGTGTACTCCACCCTGTAAGCAGGTTGTCAAACCTAGCTGTAAACGGTGTGCAGTTCAACGGCAATTCAAAACTCCAAGCATTCGATATTTCGCTGCCTTGGTTGACGTTAAACACAAACTGACTTGCTACGTCTTGCAGCAATAAATAAGTTTCCGTGTATATCTGTGTAATGATTTCCTGCTGTTTCTCTATTACAAGATCACCCACTATAATTTCATATGCAAAAACAGTAGCCCCACCTTCCATCGTTGCGCCTGTGCATTGACCATACAGCAACGGGTAGTCAGTTACGTTTAGCTTCTCCATGTCCAATGTATCAATCGTAGACGTGTGGAAACTTTTCAATGTTTTATGAGAGTTTACAATTTCTTGTAGAGCGTTGTTAATGTCTTGTATTGTCTGCATCCATCTTGATGTTTTGAGATACTCGAACGTCTTTCTCGTATGAAAGGAAAGTCAGTACATCTTCTATATAAAGTTCTGTTACACTCTGAATACTTAAAGGATTCTGATTTGCTAGTTCGTAGATAGTGGCGTACCATCCCCACTTGCTGTGAATGGTCTTGGCTTTTTCATCTGCTCCATTCTTTTCAAAGAGCGTTGCATAGTGATAGCTAATTCCTTTTCGATGTTGCAAAAAAAAACCAATGCTCCAATAGCTACATCCATCTTCAAGTTAAGCATTTCTGCCTTCCTTTCCTTGCTTGGTAGGTATGTTTCTATCTCGTAACTATCGTGACGTTCAAGCGCAATTGGTCTGTAAAGGATAGACATAATTACGTGCAGGTTCTCAAACATCCCTTGGTTGCAGTACGTGTCTAAGTCTGCAAATTCACCTACTGTTAGCGTTGTCCAGTTAGGAATGAATCCGTACCACCTGCCATTTAGCTTGACCTTGTTTTGTAATGGCTGCTTCATAGTAGAAGCGTCAGGATCGG